CAATATAATTTCTATTTTTAATAGTAGTTTATATTGCTTATTAATACAATAAAAAAATGTGTGTAAATATAGGATATTTAGGGCTCAGGAGCTTGTTCGAAACGCTTGAGCTTTGAATTGTAAATACCGATCCATGATCCGCGAGTACCATCGGGGTTGCATACCCAAGTCTCCATCTCATCATTCTGGTAGTAGTTCTTTGCATTAATACGCACTACATGTAGTGAGGAGTTATCATATTCCTCCTCCTCCTCTTCGATCACTGGTTCAGCGATCTTCTTCTTAGCTGCTGCCAAACGATCCGCGATAGTTGTAGGTGCGGCCTTGGTTGCAGTAATTGCTGTCTTCTTTGTGACAGTCTTAGTTGTTATTGTGGCAGCAGGTGCAGGAACGTCTGCTCCGCCTTCGGCTGCCTTCTTGTCTTTTGATGCAATTTCCATTGCCTTCTTATATGTCAAATTGTAAACTGGCTTCTCTTCGCCAGTCTTCAGGTCAATAGTGAATACAGGATTTCCATCCTCGTCCATTTTTTGCCCAGACTTCATTTGTGTCTCACGAACAGAATTCTGCCATGCAATTACATTGGCAGATTGCTCACGCTTGGGTGCATTAGGATCCTTCGGCTTCTTAGGCTTCGTATCCTTCAGTTCACTCTTCAAGGTCTTTTCATGTTGTGCAGACATCATTTTCATCATAGTTGATTGAGGACCAGCCTTCAAATCCTTGAAAGTGGACATAAGCTTAGCAGCGAATGAATCATCTCCAACAGATGCATCATCGCGAGTAACAGTAACAGTCATAGCAGTAGGTACAATCGAGTTCATTGTAATAACTTTAACTTGGATATATTCTCAATTATTTTTTAACTCAACAATCAATTTTTTTTTGTATTTTGCATATTTTTTGTATCAAATGGCGCCATGTACCACTTTTATACCGAAAATTTTGAAGTTCTGATAAGAAAAAAAATTGAAAATGCAAATTTATGCATTATACCATGAGCATAAGATAGTAGAATAGTTGAAAAATCGTTCTGCATACTTTTAGAGTAATTATATGAGTACATGTCAATGATATTTGATATCGGTTGGCATTCATATAATTGTTTATCGCCGAGCGTGCTTATCCAAAAATGGATGTGCCAAAATAAGGGCTAATATGTAGGTTGGATGAACTGAATATAGGCTGATGAAATCTAGTAAACAAGATATCATCAGAATATTGAAGTGGAAGTCTGACATACAAGGAAGCCGTTATATTGATGTATCCATCTTTGGATAAGTATGCTAAGCGACAAACAAATATATTGGAAGCCCGTCTATTACAAATAGATTTGGCCTGTATTCAATTATTCGCGAAGTATATTATAGGTATTGCCACAATTATCATCTCTCCTAGGAGTGGTAATAGGTGGAACAACAATAGAGGCGATTGAAAGATCGTTGGAAGGTGGAGGCTCGTCTGACAAAAAGGACCCTATAATTATTCACACGTATAAGATTTATATCTAGATGTCAATAGAGATCTACATGTAGCCATGATTGGAAACCATGGCTAATATCATGTAGAAATTCGTTAATGTGGAATCAACATTCCTAGGAACACATTAACAACTCTATTAATTCTACGAAAATTTGGATTGCAAGTTAGCAAAAAATCCACTCATAATCGAATAACGTAATTGCTGCTATGACTCCATTACAACAGATGGTAAATTCACATAATCTAGCTAGTTATGTAAAGGAAAATTCCTGATGTAATTAAACAAGCCAAAAAAACAAAATATAGTTTACTATTTTTTTGTTGCATTTTTCTATTAAATTTGATAGAAACAAAATAAAAAATTGAAAGTGTACTTTTATGATATAAGTATCAACAACAAGCTACTATATTATGATAGTATCGAAACCCTGATGACACGGGGTTAACGACCCCCCCTCCTGGGCAATAGAGGATGATAAAAGGCTCGAACGAGCCTTTTTTCACGACATGGAAAAAAGCTGTTGGGCTTTTTTGATTTGTAAGCAAGGTTTACTCCTTGTTGCCCCCAATTCAGGCTATTAGGGGAAGCCAGATAATTTTTAACGCAAATTACTATTGCGGCATTCTGATCTACAATGCTCAGGGTGCACAATCATTAACATGGATTGGCGCACGGTATATTAGTGATTAATATACAACTCTACAATAGATTAGTTATTGTAAACCAGTGCCCTCATTCTCACGTGAAGAGGGCAAACGTCTATATCTTTGCCCATAAGGCAGAGATATAGAGCCCATTTGTATTCAATTCATATGGGTAAATGAATTTAGCTTATAATTACATAACAGACAGCCAACCTGTTATGCAGTGCCCTATTTTTTTGTTTCAAGGGGGAAACTCTGCTATTACAACAGATATCTATAGGCTTATAGCCTTATAGTCACATAGATGAGATGACTTGCCCGCTCAATATATTACAGGCCGGCATTCCTGTAATACAGTGCCCCAATTTAACGAATATCGGGGTACGCCTAATTTATAAGTTTTACAATACAATTAGAAAGCATTGTTATAATCAGCAGAATAGCCTGATTACGCCAGAGCCTCAACATTTAGTCGTGAGGTAACATAGGTGTGATCTTTATGCCACACACCGTTGCTAGTTTACGTGTAAAATCATTTACGGGTAAACTTCTGATTAATGATTGCGAGAAGGGTTTATAATATAATTTCTTGCGGCTACCAGCCGCTTCACCGTTAAGGTTGTCTTGATTTATAATATATCATTTCTAGTCGTTATTATGCTTAGAGGAGTGGTACATTTTCAATTTTTATAAGTATAACATGCTCTATAGCCAATAGTGTATTGTTGGCAAAAAAAAGTTTTTAAGTGTTTACATCACTGCCTATTTTTATAGTGATAAGCTCACTCCCTTTTTTCATGCATATAAGAGTGGGGTCTCTTCATTGCTCCTTATACCCCACGGAGAGGGAGTTTGTTACGTATCAAACCAACGACATGAGGGCATGCTTCCCACTAGTAAAATAGAAATGTTGTATTTTTCAATTTTATTGTGTAGATTTTAATAGATGTGAAAAAAAATTGAATTCAATACAATTAGATAGAGATAATAACAACCCTTAGAAATGCAGAATCAGCACAAGCCTAAGCATCAGCACAAGCAAAAGAAGCACTATGTGCCTCGTCCTGACGCAGCAGTAGAAGCAGCAGTTCCAGTAGTAGCTCAAACCACGACATGGTACAGCTCTATCACTTCATACGTATCACACGTATTCTGGGCCATCCTCGGCTATAAGCCCGAGACACTAGTCATTCCTGCACCATGCAAGGAGTGCAACCAGCGCGCAAAGTCGCAACCACCTCCTGATCGGCGTCCATTGATGGCACCTGTATCAAATACTAATCGCAGCTCAAGCTTGCCCCCAAAGCCAAAGCCAGAGCCAAAGCCAGAACAACTCGATGAGTCACAATCTCTCAGCTATTACGCAGAGAAGTTGCGTCTCAAGCGATTGGCCAAGCAACAACAGATAGAGGTAGAATCTCTGCCTGATATGCCGCCTGCAATTGACAGCGACAGCGAGCTTGCGATCTAAAAAAACTTTTTTCATGTGTCGTCGCAAAAAAGTGAAAACGCTTCTGCTCCGCTTTAAGTCCCCAAGAAACTTTTATAATAATGGCGTACCGAGTGATTGATATTTCATCGCTTGCTCCTGATCATCTTGAAGAATACATTGTCAAGAAGTCTAATAATTATATGTTCTCGTCATTTATGCGAGCAACAGAATATGCAAATAAATTAATCTACGATTATTTGGAAGGTCACGAAGATCATGCTGATACAATTGCATTTAATCGTGATGAAAAGGCATCGTGTGATGCTGCAGGACAACGTTTCAGACAATTCCGCAATCCGAAGTTAGAAGGTGAAGAACGGATTATTGCAATTATGGTACTATATCCCTATAAGGTTGCAATACCAGATCATATAAAACGGAAGTCTGGGCGTGCTAAGAAGCCTGTTTCTTATGAAGAAGCACCTGATCATATTGGATCAGATGAGGAAGAATGCGTTGAAGTTCGTCCTCCTCGCGTCAAAGCCGTTCCTGCAGATGTTTCACTATCTGATGATATGAGAATGATGGGTCTTGACGATCCTGTTCCACCAATGGATGATGATGATTGGAATGATCTATAATAATTAAATTATATAAAATTGATTTAATTTAATTATTATATGTATTTTTAATTGACTGTTAGAACAAGGCTATGACGAAGTTTAACAGTACACTAAGCCAGAACAAAGTTCATGCGAAGTTTACAAGCAAACTAAGCCAGAACAAAGTTCTGGCGAAGTTCACCATTGTCTCAAATGTATTTGTTTTACCAATTGAACAAGTTATGTTGAAAGTATGTGCTATCAATGCACCTTTCCGTAGATTTAAATTAATTGCTGGATTAACAGCAGATGAAAAAGTTATTGTTACTGATGAATCGGACGGCAGCGGAATACCTGCAATCTTCGAAGGAGAAAGTCTATTAGAGACTTCTGCATCATATGATATTGATAATTTCGATCTCACTATTTCACCGAATGGATGGTTGGTCTTCGATACAAGTCGAACCAAAATTCGTGAATGCTTGTTCCAAATTTATAAACTTATACCTGAACAAACAAAATTTTATAGACCGACTTTTATAGATCATAGTCTAGACTTACGCATCGGCATGTATTATGATATAATTGATATCATGCCGGCAAAAATTATATATCCTACATCACACGATGCGCTCGAAATTGGTCGTACAATTGACGGCGGTGGTGGAGGATCATTTTACTATCATATTATACCCGTACCGACTAAAAGATCGACATGGGATATAATCACTATTTTGAAAAATAGTGAAGAATACTGCAACAATATTGTATGCATTATTAGCCGTTATGGCTATTATTACTCCATTGTAAAAGATGAATCAGAAACATCAATACAGTCCTCATCAGATGGACCTATTATTGATTTCCTACATTTAGATTGTGATGTTATTGTATTTAATAATAGACTTCCAGCGATCGAACCGCAGCTCATCTCCGATGAGCGTAGCGTTAGGGCTCCAACTTCGTTGGAGCACGAACCGCCTCTCTGTGTTGGCGTTAGGGCTCCAACGAAGCTGGAGCACGAACAATTTATATATTATTTGACATGGAAATTGAGTTGTCAAAATTTAATTACCTATATTAAGAAACCAATGCAATTATATACCTCTATTCTAAAAGATAGACAGGTAAGCGGTTTTATTGAAACACATAAAATGAGGTAGGTAAATAACATATTTTTTAATAGAATTACAGGATACGCGTGAATAATAATTATGTTTTTTATTGTCTAATCGGCACAAAAAAAATATACGATTTAAAACCAACTAGTAATCCAAGTAAATATATTATTTTGACTTGGACTTGGACTTTGACTTGGTCTTAGTAATCGTAAACGTTCAACCTCTTGTTTTAATAGTTGATTCTCTGTTTCTAGCCGCTTAATAGCGGTGTTGTGCTCGGCGCGTAAAGCAGTCATGCGAGCAGTAAATTGCCCATACAAACTACTATATTGTTGAATGAGCCGCTGTGTTAATTGTTCCTCTGTATATGAGGCCGCGAGGTTTCCCAGGCGGAAATTGGATGCACCAATTCGATGAATGGTTGATCCGTGTGATACCTTATAACTAATGAAAAGTGTCGGTACACATGTAATGACAATTAGAGGTGAATGTGAATGATCTAATCTGATCAATTCCACCTTAATGTTGTCGGTTGTAAGTTTTTTATTGTCAAATGTCACAATACGACCGCTATGATGAATATTATCTATTTGTAAAATGAAGCGGTCAATAGCCTTAGGGTATGAATTCACCCCATGCATAAGAAGAGAACGATCATTGATACCGAAGATCATGTAGCCGCCCCCTTCATTAAGGAAGCCGCATAATGTCTCGTATACTTTGTTTATTGGTAGCTTGATGCCACTCTTGAACTCGAAGTATTTGCCCTCAGGATGAGGGAAGGTATGAAGTGTGTGAAGATTCTCAGGTAACGATGGTAAAATCATATTGACAATTGTTTTAATTATTATGTATCATTAATAGAAGATCAATTTTATTATTATAGGTTCTAAAACTTGAGACACGATGACCCTCTTGTAATAAGTTATGGAAACACGTGATTTTACAGGATTGCTTTCAACAAAAGCCTTTATTAAAAGAAAGTCTAATAGTTACATCAAAGATGAAAAACATGTTGATCATGACTACAGAGATATCAAAAAAAGACCTTATGGACCAGAATTCAATGTATTATTAAAACACTATTATGGGCCTGAACTCGAAAAACATGCAAATAATTTCTGGACCGCTGCTTTAACAATGCCAGGAATTACAAAAATTTGTGTAACTGTGCAAATCAATTCTGATAAAGCAGGATTACGTGATAATTCAGGTACAATATTTAAAACGTTCTGGGACACCATTTATAAATGTATTGCAGGACTACTTACTATTAGTCCTACCTTACATCATTTAGAGATAGTTCTTCACGATGATATGTTTTATAAAAATGAAAAAAATAATGGTGTATGTAATTATAAAACACTTGGACGTGATGATTGCACATGGGATTTATTTAATTCTGTGTTAATGAATTCAGTAGGATGTGACTGGTGTGGCAATTCTTCGATCGTATCTGTTAATATGATTGTATGGATGTCCTCTAAATTAATTGGACTTCGAACAGTAATAATTCCATGGATTATTATTTATGGATTACGAACTCCATCATTAGTCAAACATTGTGCATTATCACGGACTCTTCGCTTCATATTTCCTTTGGCAGAAATAATAGATGTTGGTTGGTCAAGACATATACCACAAAATTTAGTTTTAGCGATTATCGAAGAAAAATATGCCCGTGGGGCAAATCCATTTATACAATAATATTTATAATGAACAAATATAGTGTATATTTTTAGTAATAGCCGTTTTCTTCTTCCTCATTGTATGGCATGTCATCAATATCTTGCTCATGATCATCATTAAATTCATCTACTAAACTATTATATGTGTTTTGACGTACAGCAATTGGTATAAATATAGCACCCATATTACGTTTGTGGCGCTCTTCTTCCTCTGCTGCCTTCCGTACTAGGGCATTTAATCTCTCCTGTTCTGTTTTTTCTGCCATTTCCTTGGCTAATTGTGCAAAACTGGGCTTCTTTGGTTTTGACTTATTTCCACCTGTGAGGAAATCATCGTCATCGGCTTCTTTACTTTTAGGATCCGCATCTTGTGCGGATCCTGCACCACCGCCACTCTTGGGCTTGGTTTTAGGAATAACAGGTCTTTTGCCTGCTTTCATTTTCTTTATATTTGGCGTAACTGCAATTGCAGTGGCTAAATCAGGGAATTGACTTTCAGACTCCATATTGAACTTCTCTTCGATCTCAATACCATTTCGTCTTGCTGCTGCAATCTCCCATTCATTTGTATTTTCATCAATCATTAGTTTCTTAGGCATAATTCGCGTTGATGCTCCACACATAATGGGATCTCTACGCTCGCGTCTCTTGAAATTGTTATTGTCGCGATTGTCGCGATTGTCTGTGTTGGTTTGTAGATGACCGAATCGCCCACCACCAGGTGATTCTGCTGCATCTGGCAGTGAAATCGGTGTTGGCTTAACAAAACGATCAGTTACCTCTTGAGGTACTGGAGTCAGCGAAGTCTGTAATGAAGTAAAACGATCAGTTACCTCTTGAGGTACTGGTGTATGTAATGGAGTAAAACGATCCGTTACCTCTTGAGGTACTGGGGTCGTTGAAATCTTCAATGCATCAAATCTATCAGTTGTTGGACTTGGTACAGGTGATATAATTTTTAAATGATTAAATCGATCTGTAGTAGGACTCGGTGTTGGTCTTGGAGTTGGGGTTGGTGTGCGAAGCTTGGAAAAGCGATCAGCCATCTATCAGTATTAAACGTGAATGCATTTTAGGATGCCATACAAATCAATTTTTTTGATGATATACCAATTATCAAAAAAATAGCTTGACAACATTTAGCGAGTAGCTATAATAGTATTTGCAGGTGTTAATTGACCAACTCTGTCTCCTACTCCACCATTTTCATGATATATATAGACATTCTTAGTATTTTCATTAAACCAATATCGTGTATCATTTACAGTTATAGGACTAACTTTTACACGAATAATTGAATCGAATTCAATAGATTGGTCGTCTGCTTCAATAATTGTCGCTAAAATCGGCCTTGCAGCTCTTATTGGACCAGGTTTCTTAAGTACACCTGTTGTTTTTTTAGGCGGCGGCATATCATTAACTTGTTCTTTCTTATGCGTTCCATCTTTACGCCATTCATTTAAGAATGCAAGTTCATCTGCCGATGTAACTGTTTCCTCATCCGATTCATACTGTGGCAATATATGTAAATCTTTTAGACGTACCCATTGTCCTGCCCTGTAAACGCGACATGCTTTCCAACCGTCGGTCTTTGACGGCATATGATCATTACAAAATCCGGTTGGGCTTGCGAATATCTTCGTTGCATCATCACATGAATGTAGCATACCGTCTATAAAAGCTGCTTCAAAGGAGGCGTCACGTGTTATATGACGGATTACCTCTCCTTCATATAACACTGTTTCTAAGGGTCTTGCAACAAATGCCATGTCTTTTAGGATGGCGTTTGCGTAAAACTGCGGGTCAAGTTTTTGTTGCGTTATTTAGCCTCATCATAGACTTTTAGAGTACGTGCCGACGGGTCCGTTGCGCCATCAATCCAGCGCGGCATCCATTTATAAGGGATTGCTGAACTGCGACCTGGATATAGAGATTCAAAGATAGAACGATAATAAATATCCTCTGGTGTTTTTGGGTCCATATGGCCGCCAGTTGATGGAGTAATAGGGAGCGTTTTTAAACGCTCCTGGATTTCTTCAAACCAAAGCTTTTTTGGCCCGGAAACACCATCAGAGAATGCCTCTTTCTTACGCCATAGCACTTGTGACGGCAGCAAATTCATGCCATCAAATGCAGAACGCAGCAGCCATTTTTCAGGTTGATGACCTGCAATCGGGCGACGGAGGTTAACAGCAGTTCGATGCACTGTCGACACGAAGTTCTTATCTAAGAAAGGTGTTCGCGGCTCCAATCCATGAGAAGAAATAGAACGATCAGATCGCAGTACATCGAAATAACAAATGTCTTTTAGAAGACGTACTGTCTCTGCTTCATACTCTTCGTCGCTCGGTGCCTTATAGAAATACATATAGGAACCGAATGCCTCATCTGATCCATCTCCATTGAATACTACTTTACAGTCCGTACGACGGCGAATCTCTCGTGCAACTAACCAATTACCAACAGATGCACGCACAGTCGTTGTGTCAAATGATTCGATATCCTTAATTACTTCAGGGATCGCTGCAAAGAAATCATCAGGTGTCATAACAATTTCATGATGTTCAGAACCAATGTGATCTGCTACCATCTGAGCATAGCGTAAATCCTCAGAACCTTCGAATCCAATACTAAAAGTTTTTAGAGGTGGTGCACCAGCAGCGACTAATTCGCACTGCACTAGCGCAGCAATTAGAGATGAATCAATGCCACCAGATAAGAGTGCAGCAACAGGACGTTCAGTCAACATACGTTTATAAACTGCTTGCATAAGCGTAGACCGCACATAACGCTTCGCTAAATCAATATCTGCAATCGGTGCCGATGGTCTTTCGCCGTCAGGATAAGTATGATATTGTGCACGGTCCATTAAAGTCAACGTCGATAGATCATAAATTGCGTAATAACCGGGTGTAAACTGATAAATACTGTCAAATCCGATAGGATGTAGTCCCTTTATTTCTGATGCAAATCCGATATATTCATAATCCTGGAACCGATTTGTTGATGTAGTTGTTCCAATAAAGAGCGGACGAACACCATAAGGGTCACGACCAACCATTAAAGTCTTACGATTAGCATCATAGACTGCCGCAGCGAAAACACCGTCCAACTCCTGCCAAAATAGATGAGGATGATCAATTAAGTGCTCATATAGGAGTGGTAACACTTCACAGTCTGATCCTGTAGTAAGGGTGAAACCATACTTTTTAGCAATCTCCTTATAATTGTAAATCTCTCCATTACAAATGATAGTAATTCCATTATGTGTGAATGGCTGCATACCTGCGCTGCTAAGACCATTAATTGCAAGACGTGTAAACCCCATAATTACATTATTATTAAAGGAGGCAACACGACCACCTTCAGGTCCGCGAGCTGCCAAAGTATTATTGACTAGCCGGTTTGCCTCTTCTTCATTTATGGGCAAGATACTATTAGCCGCTGTTGCAATACACCAAATTCCACACATTCTAATTGTATGAACTATTAGTGGTTTAGGTCTTCTGCAATTTTTCTAGGTAGCTTTTAGGGTATGTCTAAAAGGATCGTTATTTTAGACAACGATCAGACAACCGGTGATTATGATGTCTTTTTCAAGTGGCTTTATTGGCTTGAATCAGCACATGCACGTCATTTTGTAAATTTGCGAATTTTACTTCCGAACTTTGTCAAAATCTTCGAACGTTCATTAATATATCGCCCGGGTCTAAAATCTTTTTTACAACGTCTTGCACAATTAAAACAAGAAGGAAAGATTGATCATGTAATTATCTATACAAATCAAACTGAATCTAACGATACACTTCGAGATATCAATGGACTTCCAATTGTCATTCCACAACTTTTAGAGATGATGTATAATATGTTAGCAGGGTATCGACTCATTGATCTTCGGCTTTGCCGTCCTTCGGGTGAATCAGTACCGACGAAGACTTTTAGTAGAGTGTTTGATCAGCTTCAAATTCCTAAAGAGCATTGGACTTCGACGAAAGTCTTATTCTTCGATGATTTATTAGTTGATCAAAATGGTCTGAAAGGTCATGTTCATGTATCGGATTATCGTGTATTATTTGATCCTTCGATCTTCCTTCGTCTATGTACAATAACATGTCTTTCGTCGTCCTATCAAAAATCATATAAAAAGGATATGCAACGACATGATATAAATGTTGCACGTGGAATCACCGAAGTCTTAGAGACACAACTATTAAGAGATGTAACTGAACCGTATTTCCGTTCTCTGGAAGTATATGGTAATCCGCGTCATTATGGATTTTCGAAGTATATGGACTTCGTAGAGAAGACATTTAATGATATGCCGTCAATAGAAGTATAGAGATGGTAAAACGGACTACAAAAACTAAGGAAGAACGTTTGAGCGATGGACTAAAAGTGTTACGGAAGTTACAGGAAATCGGTGTTCCGCGTGATAATTGTGGCTTTAACGAAGTCAAGGTTGCTATTAGTAAATGGGTTGCAGATGGTGTGGCAGCAAGTGTTAAAAAAATTAATTTCTTTCCCTTTGATCGTGAAGGTGAATTGACGTTATCAACTATAGCTGGTGTGGAACCAATTATGAGATTACGACTTATAACTGCCGATGACGATTAATATATAATTTCTATTGATGAACCGCCGTCTAGCTCTGCTAGACTTGGCGTTTGCCCAGGACCAAATTCTTCTAGAGTCGGCCTTTCAAAATTTTTCGTATAGATTCTATATGCAATTTCGGGAACTGGCTCAGCTCGTAACTTATTGAATGGGCGCCCATCGCGAATGAACCAAATGATTCGAACCGGTGTTTCAGCCGATCCTGTAATACCTTCAATCATTTCACGTCGTTTTTCACGTGTAGGATTTGTTGCATCCACAATAACGGATTTACCTGTTAACCAGGCTGCTGCACCTGCTTTAATTACTTTCGCTTTGGTCCCCAATTTATCTTGATTGACAATTATATGATCAGGATCCGCAGCCATTGCGGTGGCGGCGGTAGACTTTCCTGATCCAGGTGGACCAACTAATAAGATAAGCTCTTGTTGACCGATATCCGGTAATGGCTGTGGCGATGGTGGAAAGAATTTATGGGGTTCGTGGAAGGTCGCACCAATAGCTTCGGCAAACGCTTTATCAGAATCAGCCCATCTATATGGCGGATACTCTGCTTCAGGGCCAACTGCATCACCAATGTATTGTACATTTTTGGGCTTTGAACCAATAGCAGCTAAGATTTCGGCAAATATTGCTGGTGCAGGTTTTCTATAAGGGCTGGAGCCTCCAGTTGCAACAGCTTGAATAACTGTTGGAAACAAGATTCGAAGTCGGTTAAATTTCTCTTTTTGTTTGTCCTTCCAAAACATTTGATTGGAGACCAGAGCTATTACTGCGCCAGCCTTCTCAAGATCGGCGAAAACATCATGTATAGGTCCAAGAAATTCAAAATTTTCATCAGAAACCACAGAGCCGTTCACTGAGGTCAGAATAGTTCCATCGACATCAAACATATAGAGTGCTTTTGGTTTCGCTGGAAGTGTGGAAGGAATATACATATAAAGCCCGGGTTTTTCCATTTCTGTTGTAGCCATTAGTGAATAGTATCTAATAGTCTGGGCTCAAATTTATGAGGGCTACCCCTATTTTTCATTTATTTGAATTGGTTTATATACAACTTTGTAAAAGGCTGAATAGATTTGCCAGCCACCTCGAGTAAGATTCCACACCATATATGGTGATACATTCATTTTATTAGAATGCAACATTTAGCTGTATGTCGTAAAACCGCGGCTTCCATTAATCTGTTCCTGTAATAGTTAGAACATATGAGTACTGTTATACCAACGATTGCTACGGTCGTGGGATCATCGGTATCATCTGCTGTCTATTCCTCTGTTGTAACAACTGGAGACCTCGGTGCAGCAACAATTAGTAAGAGTATCAATTATGCGGGTAAAGGTCTAGGCTATGGTGCAGATCTATTAGGGGCCACCCGTGTGGCGACTACAGTGCGAGCACTTGGCGAGGCAGGAGAAATTATTAGTGCACCTGCTATACGAACTGGATCAAAGACTTTAGCATTCGGAGCTTCTATTGCTGCAGGAACTGTTGCCGGTCTATTGACCGCCGGTGTTGCCCATGGATCTATTTGGCTCTACAATTATGGAATAGCGACATATGAAAAATACAAGGAGCCTGTTTATCAAGCTATACAAGGCGCCTCAACAGTAGCCACGGAGGCCGTCTTAGCAAAAATTCAACAGCCTACTGTGGCAACTTATGATGAGATTACAGAGGTCGATGCCGCAGGTAATGTGGGAACCAACAAAATTTGATATTTTGCGCCAGGGGTGTAGCAATTAAAAGATGGATTATCCTGTGAATCGGTCTCGCTTGCAAAACTTTGTTGCGGAGTATCCGATTATGTTGGAAAAAGATATTATTGATGACGCTATAAATTACATCACCAATAAGATCTTTGATAGGGCAGGTACATCAGAACATACACGTTTATTCATTAATTTTAGAGAATTTGAACATTTATATAAAGGACGTAAGAAGGCACGACCTATTAGTGATCTCATGATTGAAATCCTACATGTGGTTAAAGGACGATTTCCTGATGTTACAATTACATTGGATGATATGCAGAAATATCTTACAATAGATTGGTCATAAACGCCAGCTATGTAAACAATCATGGCATGCATAGATTGCAGAATCACCTGTAGGTGAAGTTGCAATCTGTCTCGTTTTTGTTGAATTACAATTCGGACAGCACAACATCTCTAATAGGAGAAGAGCATTGATCCGCGCCCACCATATACGCGGAATATGTTATATGTCTCTACATAAATGCGTGTTATATATCGATCCACCGTCATTGGAGCTTGATAGCCTCGCTTCGGTGCGAATTGTAATCGGAGTTCTGCGCGCTTCAGTTTGTCCAGATTCGCCTCCCCACAATGAACAGTTAGGGGTTTAGTACCTGGGAATAGACCGAACGGCATTGTATAGTAATAACGATTGACCCATGGTGTTTTTGTATAGAGTGGCCCCATTAATATAGAACGGAACAGCGCCGGCGCTGTTGTTGCGAAGCGGGCCAAATTACCTTCATAGACAAATGACACCGCATTTAGGGGTTCAGAATCACGTAGCGAAAAAGCAGGAATGAATTTTAGCGGTGGTGCAGCGTCCTGTAGACCCTGTGCATTCGGCCACCATATCCGTTGTTCTATTTGGGGCACAGGGACGTCACATTGTAGAACAGGATAATTCGCCGATAGATCGCGCGTCGCCAAGAAATGTGCATTATATGCCGGCACTTCATATCTCTGTGAAACCCAATAGAGTGCGCGGGCAGGATTAGGTACTCTAATAGGAATATTTGTAAATGCTTGTGCTTTATTGTCCGCCGGTTCAATTGTATAGTGTTGCAGCACAGGATATTTGAGGTCCGCTACACGGAAACGATTTGCCTCAGGCTTATCAACATAAATGTATTCTGCCAACAAATATGTATCCCCTAAATGAAGCTGTGAAGTCGTCGGCATTTTGTAACCCTGGAGCGGTATATATTTAGCAGTTGGATCGGCTGGATTAAGTCCTGGAATTATAGTACCACTATTATTCTGCGCATAGAGCTGTGCGCCACTCAACGGCCAAAGTGCAGATCCATCTACTTGCGGATCGAAGGTTTCTGTAGTTCTTGAATCAGTATAATAACATCCTTGGAGGGCACGGAAATTGAATCGTAGTTGTACTTGATCCGCAGCCAAAGCATCAATCGGTAGGGCGGCTGCAGAGTCCCCCCTTGTGAACCAAAACGGCAATGGAACATACACAGTGTTAGGTGTCGAGTACCCGATAGAAGTTTGATTGAAGTCGGCGTCGCGTCGCCCGATGAGCTCATTAACAGCTGGGACTTTTTCTAAGGGTGTATAGTATTCGTCGAGGATTTCTAGCAAATTACTATCGAGTGTATCAACCACGTCGCCACTAATTGTGAGTTGTGCCTGTTGTATTAGTGCATGTCCGATAGAGTTAGTCCATCCGAAGTTCGGTTTTACTTGTGCTGGTGCTGCGGCTGCGGCTCCTGCTGTCTGAATAGTAGAAATATCTGGAAGCGATGTCACTAAGAATAGTCGTGTAATGAAGTGCCCTTTCCGGATAAGGTCAACTGTGGCTTGTCTTCCGAAGTCTGCGACCTGATTGAAGTCTAAGCGAACCCATTGACTGGTTAGACGGCCGGCTTTCATGAAGACTTTTAGGAAGGGCGTAATTTTACACCGATCCGCTGTCTTATCATATTGGATTCTTTCATCCTGAAGACCATCTGTTAAAGGTCGGAGCAGAGATCCGATCATATCTACATGACGGCTAGAATACTTCTTAGGCACTATAGTAGAATGAATCAGCCTACGCCTGCCATTATTGAAATTAGTGGTTCTATATACAGGGCAAATGAACGTTCTGCTAGGACTGGTATGACTATGCGTAACGTCTATAGTCTTAATAAACCAACTTTCTTCCTCAATAATAGTCGTTATTTAGCACAGTATGTGAATGACTATAAGAAGGGACGCCTAGGGTCACGTAATTCAAATAATACTAGCATTTATCCGAAACGTTTTGCCATAGATTCCGTTCTTCGACTTTTAGATATGAAGAATGCTGATACCGTGAACTGGATCTTGGAACATGCAACACCTTCAGAGAGCATATCACTTCGAAGATCGTTTGAAGTTGACCCTGTCGGCTCCGTTAAACGTCTATCAACTTCTCTTATTAAAAATGATGATGATGTTTCTTTAGCAGCAATCTGTCGTATTATTAAAAGTACTGGGATTGATGCTGATGGATATTATACAGGAGCACAATTAAAGGATAATGATACAGTGGCCTTCCATCCTGAAGTTGGACTCTGTCCCGAAGCCTTCACTAAATTAGCCTTCGATGGACTAGAAGGTCGGATTGTTGAAAAGGAACTTTTAGGGAAGCGGCGGCGGCCCATATCACCTATGGGACCTAAACTATCTATGAGAAATCTGGGATCACCTATGGAAAATCTGGGATCGGCACGCAGATCATTATTTGGCTATGCATCTGACAATGCATCTGACAATAATGAACGTATGAAGCCACCCAATATTAAAAGACTTAGAACAGGCAGATTGCAATTCAACAACCTTGGAGGTTCTAAACGTAAAACAAGGCGCCGTCGCAACTAACTGTTAAAGATGCGTGAACACATTCCATTCTGGAATCGCAGCCAATTGATTCCAATACCATAAACAAGCACTTCCCAGGTCTGTTCCTGTGTAACAGTAAATGCACCAGGCGCAGCAGGTGGGACACGAACAGTTAGGTCAAGGCGACAAGAGGATGCACGACTCATATTCACCGTTCCTGATGGCGTATAAGAACCAGGCTTTCGTGCAAAACTATAACCATAAATATACGAGGCATATGGTACTATTCCTCCTAAATGTAGCTCCGCCATATGATAGCGCAATGCTTGTCCTGATAATTGTACTAGCGGTATTCCATTTACATAGATTGTTCCATCAATTAATGGTTCCAAGGGTATCAGATTCGAATTATCCTTCAGTTGTTTTTCTGTGTAACTGCTGAAGTCTAGCCAATTATTATTAATTTCTTGCGCTGTCCTTCGAATGGTCCAGAAGATCTCTTCCACAGGATGGTTGAACTCTAAGGGAAGTTGAACACGGACTGAATCGACCGCTGAATTTGTGGATGCAACGGCGTACTTCAATGGCTCAGAGAAAATGAAAGGTTGTAACGTTCTATACATAGATTCGTAGGTATTTCGAATATACTTCTGGCGGACTTCGTCACCGAGCAATGTACTGTAAACAATCATCTTAATGTCTTGGAAGACTGGAGGATCAGCACCTGTATTAACAGTAGTGGTGGCGGCGGTTATATTATTAATGAATGTAAATGTTTTATTAAGAGGACTATCATTACAGTTTGCACGAAGGCCACTGACAGAGCGAACACATTGATCGAATGGACGTAGATTGAAATTAATACGAACACGACCATTATGATTGACCGACAATAAGGGGAATGCTGCTCTATTAGGGTGGCGTGTGAAGAAGAAAGGCACAAGGCAGAATATATCACCATTCTCTGTTGTAAATGGACGCTGAGGGTCAAACATGCCTGTTGGCTCTTGACTTGGGCCGGCCGAGGGAGTTGTAATTAGTTCTTGAGGACTTGTAAAACCTGTTCCATCACGGCCGAATCCGAAGACATTATTAATATCTGGAAAGAGTTTCACAATACAATCGGCGGACACAGTATCAACTGTTTCAAGAACAGTGTCGTCTACCTGGAATTCGGCGGATTCGACAAGTACGCGGCCTATACCATTAGCATATGTCCATGCTGTCTGAGGATCTTGATAGCGTAACGTATTATTCAATAATTGAGTGCGAGTGTTTTCATCGAGCCAATGTCCAAGTCGAACTTGTATTGCTATCATATGAATAAGATCACCGGCGTTGACTCTGTCGATTTCAAAGGAGAATCTCCCGCCGAATTGTGCAGGACCACGGAACTGGAAGGTTTGTATTTGTGGTGCAAAATATATAGTTTTGCGGCCGGTAGCGGCTGAAAACCATGAAAGATCTGTTGTTGCAGGAAATAATGTATCATCCTGGAAATCTCTATCTGTAGCGTCTAATACTGTTTTAACATCGCCTTGCGGTCTAATAAAATCTTGGGGTGAAGATGCGGCCATACTTATCTATTAACTTCATTAAATTTTAGGCACCAAAAGTAGATGTTTGGTGCCGAAGCAGGAACAGCAGATTATACACCTTTGTTTGTATTATTAGTGATTATTGTTATTGTAGGAATTGTTGCTGCTTTCCTCGTAAATAAGGGTAATACAATGCCGATTGCACCGCTGCCGTTGACTGTTAAGAAACCGGTCGAAGGCTTTTACAGCGCAAACAGCGCTATAACCAACAATACACGTAGTGTATTGGAAGGTTTCGGAGGAGCATCTGAAGGTGCTGGTGTTCCTTCTTGTATGCATACTTTGGTTGATGCGTCCGAAGTCTATTCGAAGGTCGCTTTGCGACTTGAAGGTGCACCAAAGGAGCTCGATGAGTTCCGTTTACTTTTAAGTAAGTGGGCATGTTTGAAGAAGGATCTCATGTCCCCTTCAGGCATTGTTGTTGCAACACGTATGTTACCTTATTCTGCAATGCATGATCGTATTCCTGTTCCTGATCTGGCGGGTCAGTGCAACGCGAAGACTGTACCATTGAGGGACCTTGATATTAGCTTTGAAACATGGCAAACACGTGCGAAGTTCCTATTCCGGCGATTGGCTGCAATGGGTAAGATGTCTTCCACTGAAGCCTCTGCTCTGGAAGAAGTTTTGATGAAGTCTTGGGCTGATGTATATAACATTGCAAAGAGTCAATGCATCTCTTCCATTCCCAGCGGTGGAAAGTTGTCTCCTCGTGATGCACAACCACGATTCCCTGATGAATTGACTGATCTAGGCGTGTATGCTGGTTACTACTAGGTGGGGGAGAGTGCCTCTCCCCCATAGCCCCCTACGCTGGATTACTCTGCGAGGCCTAATTTTAAGGCAGGTGCTTTAAGTCCCTCCTGTAGTTTGATTGAATTACTTTTAGGTATTCAATCAAAATACATTGTAAATATGCCCAAATGATTTAAAGACAGTATCTGCCTCTCCAAACTTTGCCAGGTCGAGGACATGCCTCGCAGATAAAGCCAGGGGGGCATAAGGTCCGAAGGACCGATAGGGAGCGCAGGTCCCCCTAAAGGTAATCGATAATCAATCTTGAATTTGATAAAGTGATTGCATTTGTTGTATTGATTGATGCACCAATAGAATATGTTCTAGTTCCCGCTGAACCCAGTACATCCAAATACTGCAAGGAAACACATTGATAATTACCCGAAGGCTCTGTCTGTAAAATTGTGGCAGATGGAATTGGAACACTATTAGAATATAGTCCTAGTGTCAGAACATTAGAAGGACCGCCTCCTGCATGATCCACAAATGCATTGAAATTAATGAAAGCGTTGCTACTAACTGATAAAGCTGCTGACGTTACAGGATATGTTACAGTATTTGTTACTGCGCTAGATGTATTTGTGTACATAACATAATTACGCTGTGGTCCTATTGGACCTGTTGCACCGGTCATGGATGCAGTTCCTGGAATCCCTTGTGGTCCTGTGGGACCAGTAGGCCCTGTTGGTCCTGTTGGACCCGTTGTGCCAATATCAACAGCGACTAATTTTATACCTGCAATTATGGATGGAATTGCAGGACCAGGAACGGTTGTTTCTGGATAGACTGCCAAGGCTTCAATATGATCTTCTGTTGCCTGTGCAACAATTTCTATATAATCACCTGCATTCAATTGCAAATCATATATTACAATCGGCAATGAATCACTGTTATTACTATTAATAGAAATACGTCCATTTGTATCAGGTATATCAGTTCCATTTTTGCGAATCCATACATATGCAAATGCATTGTTACCGCCTTGAGTTCTGGACAGCTGGATTGAATAATATAATTCATAGATTCCAGATTTTGATACTTTTAGTTGTGTTGTACCAACTAACGTTACTTCTAGAGAAATTACAGTTGAATCAAATGTAAAGATTGTATCAGAACCATTCGCAATGGGCTGAGTTTGTGTTGAAAAAAAACTACCAATTACATTTGTACCTGATGAGACCGGTCCTGTAGGGCCTGTTGATCCTGTTGATCCTTGAAAACCTGTAGGACCTGTTGATCCAGTTGATCCTTGAAAACCTGTAGGACCTGTTGATCCAGTTGATCCTTGACTACCTGTAGGACCTGTTGATCCAGTTGCTCCTTGAAGACCTGTAGGACCTGTTGATCCTTGACTACCTATAGGGCCTGTTGCTCCAGTTGCTCCTTGAAGTCCTGTAGATCCTGTTGCTCCTGTGGAACCTTGAAGACCTGTAGGACCTGTTGCTCCTGTAGAACCTTGAAGACCTGTAGGACCTGTATCTCCTTTTAATCCTGTAGCACCTGTAGCACCTGTTTCTCCTGTAGCACCTATTGATCCTTGAAGTCCTGTAGGGCCTGTTGATCCAGTTGATCCTTGACTACCCGTAGATCCTTGGCTACCTGTTGATCCTTGAAGACCTGTAGGACCTGTTGATCCTTGACTACCTGTAGGGCCTGTTGATCCTGTCCCCGTTGATGTTCCTGGGATTCCTTGCGCTCCTGTCGGCCCCGTTTGACCGGTCGGTCCAGAGCCTGCACCGAAACCCCAGATTTTGAATTCATCAACCTGAATACTATCAGGAGTAGTTGCATTACCCTCGGGCTGTACAACTAGATCTTTTGAATTTAGACCTGATGTTGTTGGTAGCCAGAAATAGATGTAGCCACCATCAGACTTCGCCAATTCAAATGCATTGAAACCGTTCGATACCTCTAAATCGGTTGATCTGATAACCATAGTGTTCCATTGATTATTTGTATAAAACATGAATTCAAACCATGTAAATCTTGATTGTAAATTAGCCCAAGTATCCAACATACCACCAGGATACGCAGCATTAAATGTAAGTGTTGTTGTATTACCGTTAGGGATTGTTGTAGTGTAATCCAATATAAGTGTAGTATCATCAGAATATACAGTAGAACCTGTTGCTCCTGTTGGTCCAGGTGGCCCAACACGGCCAAGTGTGCCTTGTTCGCCTGTAGGACCTGTTGGCCCAATTGAACCAGTCGGACCAGGTGGACCACCAAGTGGACCTGTTGGGCCCGTTGGACCGTTGGCACCAGGTGGACCGGGTATTGATTCAGTACATATATTTGGACAAACAAGTGCGTATGCTTTTTTCAGCTCAATGAAGTCGCCTTGTGTAATCGGCTGTTGCATACTTAATAACTCTAATAGTCATTCATATGACTTTTAGACTTATTTTTTACACACTACCTTTAATGATATCTACCATGATACGGTCCATAGTTACCCCATACACCAGGACGCGTTGATTGCCACCAAGGCCATTGTGGTGACCAAGGCCAAGACCACATTGATGACTCAGCATAGCGTGGTTCAACCACATAGACCTTTTCCTTTGTAATAGGATGTTCCCTTATAATTTTTATTTGTGCGGGTTGTTTTTGTTGCATTATATATATCAAAAATCCAAGTAATGCAATGATTAGCATTAGCAATACAATTATAATTCCTGTATCCATTCTATTAGTTGTGATTATTTTTAGGGATTAAGCGAAGCGGCTGGAGGGGCGGCTGCTGGTGTAGGAGATGGAGCGGGAGCAGGTGTAGGAGCTGGAGCGGGAGCTGGTGGAGGAGATGGAGATGGGGGCCTAGGATGCGGGATATGAGGATGGTCATACCAACCCCTATTTCCCCGCGGGCCAAATCCAGGATCATACCAATTCCAATAACTGTTAGGCCAATAGGGACGGCCTAACATATAGGAATCATTGTAGACAATAGGTGTAGGCTCTTGAACAACAGTTACAGGAGTCTGTGCCGATTGCTGTGATACGATATATGCTAGCAAAGCAATGATTGCAGTTAAAAGTCCGATTACAATTGCAATAACTGTTGAATCCATTCTATTTATTGTGACAACTTTTAGATAATGTTCTGTAATAAAGCCATCGTACACCAGGAACAGAGGCCTCATGCCCGTAGGGCTAGGGGGAGAGTAACACAACATGCCCGTAGGGCAAATGGAGGGGCTTGGGGGAGAGTAACACAACATGCCCGTAGGGCAAATGGAGGGGGTGAGGGGGGCGCGCCGCCCCCCTAAGGTAACATGAGGACTATGAAGGCCTTCAAACCCAAAAGCA